AATGGTCCACTCAAGACACTTATGGAGGCAAGCTTGTCGAAAATATTGTGCAAGCTATTGCCAGAGATGTTTTGACTGAGGCTTTGAAACGTCTAAAAAATTACAACATAGTCATGCACGTGCATGATGAGATAGTAATTGACGGCAATATTGACGAAAAACTAATGACTGACGCAATGAGATCACCTATGCCGTGGGCTCCTGACTTGCATTTGGGTGCTGAGACTTTCACAGCACAATACTATCAAAAATAAAAACTAATTATAAAAATATGAGATTCAATATTGCAGTTGGCAAATCACGACTAGACAAAAAATGGCAAAACAAACAAGTGACCTGGGAGCAATTCCTTAAAAAAATAGAGACAACGCACAGGACCGTTGAGACTGTTGAAGACTATGTGAGCTTTAAAAAAGAACGTCAAGACGAGATCAAAGACGTTGGAGGTTTTGTCGGTGGGCACTTGGCTGGAGGCCGTAGGCTTGTTGGCTCAATCACCTCAAGACAATTATTGACTTTTGACGCTGACGAGGCTGACGTTGATTTTTGGGAAAAATTTTGCTTGCAATATGACTGCGCAGCTGCCATATACTCAACGCATAAACACACACCTGAGAAGCCTAGATATAGGCTTGTTATCCCTTTGGCACGTGAGGTCCTTTGTGACGAATACAGCGCAATTATGAGACGCTTGGCTGGCGACATTGGCATTGACCAATTTGACGTCACAGGCTACCAGCCTCACAGGCTTATGTATTGGCCAAGCACCAGCTCAAATGGTGAGTATATTTATAAAACTCAAGACGGTGAGTGGCTCAATCCTGACGAAATACTTGCCACCTACAGAAATTGGCAAGACGTGTCCGAGTGGCCAATTGGCATACGTGAGAATAAAATTTTAACTTTTGAAGCTAAGAAGCAAGGAGAGCCGTCAGAAAAGCCAGGGCTTATTGGTGCTTTCAACAGAGCCTACACTATTAGTGAGGCAATTGAAAAATATTTGCCTGAGGTTTACTTGCCGTGTGACATAGACGGACGTTACACTTACGCAGAAGGCTCAACAGGCGCTGGAGTTGTGATATATGACAACAAATTTAGTTTTAGTCACCATTCAACTGATCCAGCTTCAAACGTGTTGTGCAATGCTTTTGACCTGGTGCGCTTGCACAAATTCAGTCTTATGGACGAAGGCTCTGAGGCGCCAATTAATAAGAGGCCAAGTTTTTTGGCAATGTCAAGTCTTGTGTCAAATGACACGCTAGTAAAGCAGCAACTTGGTGAAGCTAAGTTGCACGCAGCTCAGGAAGCCTTTGGCGACATTGGTGACGCAGCCACAAAAGAAATTGACTTGGATTGGCTCAAAGAAATGGACGTTGACAGAAAAGGAAATTATTTGCTGACTATTAATAATGTGGCTTTGATTTTAGAACATGATCCAATCTTTGCAGACAACATTGCCTTTGACGAATTTAAACAGCAGGCAATCCTTAAACGCAACACTCCTTGGCGAGATGTTGACGAAAAGCCAATGCTTAATGACAATGACTTGGCCAACATTGAGAATTATATTGAGAAGGTTTACAAATTGTCTTCTGGCACTAAACTAAACAAAGGACTTTTAGTGGTGCTTGAGCGCTTTTCGTTTCACCCTATCACCACTTATTTGAGGAGTCTCAAATGGGACGGAGTCAACAGGCTTGACACACTTTTGATTGACTACTTGGGAGCTGACGACAACAAATACACACGCAACGTCACACGCAAATCTCTAGTTGCATGCGCTGCCAGAGTTTTGCAGCCAGGTATAAAATTTGACAACGTGTTGACGCTTGTTGGTGAGGAAGGACAAGGCAAGTCAGCGCTGTGGGACAAATTAGGTGGCAAATGGTTTTCTGACACATTCAACTTACACATGCTACAGTCAAAAGAGGCCTATGAGCAAATCCAAGGTGTTTGGATCATTGAAATTGGTGAGCTTGCAGGTATGGCAAAAGTTGAAGTTGAAAGGATCAAATCTTTTATTTCAGCACGTCAAGACAATTACAGGAGTCCTTATGGAAGGACCACAGAGCAACGCCTGAGGCAATGTGTTTTCTTTGCGTCAACTAATACAACGGACTTTTTGAAGTCTCAAAACGGAAACAGAAGATTTTGGCCTGTCGCCACTTTCATCAAAAAACCAAAGGAGTCTGTCTATTCAATAAACCAACAAACAATTGACCAAATTTGGGCTGAGGCTTGCCATTTGTTTTCAAAAGGTGAAGAGCTTTATTTGAGCCAAGAGTTAGTTGCCGAGGCCAAAAAAGTCCAAAACAACTACACTGAACAAAATCCACTTGTTGAGCAAATTGAAGCTTTCCTAAACATGAAATTGCCACAAGATTGGTACAATAAAACCAAGTTTGAGAAAGTTGATTTTATGTCAAATTATAAAGAAATTGAAGTGCTTGAGGATCTTGTTGAGCGCACCAAGATTTGCAAATATGAGATTTGGGAGCTTGTGCTAATGTCAAAAGAGCCGTTGAATATGTATGGAAATAAATTGATTCAGTCTTCAATGGACAAGATTGAAGGTTGGAAAAAAACCAATGCGCAAGTCAGATTTGGGACAAGTTATCCAAGGCACAAAGGATCTTATGAGAAGATTCAAGTGGCATACACACTTCAAGAGCTCTTAAATTGAGGTGGCATACTAAAAACAGCTCAATGGCATACCAAAAAACAAAAAAGCGCCACCAAAATGCCAGATAAAATGTTCTTTATTAATTATTTATATATAGTGGCATACTTGTCATACTACTATAAAGAAATAAATTGAATTAGAGTATAAAAGAGGTGATATATAGTCTAATCTAATATACTATATAAGAAAAATAGTGAGCCAAGTATGCCAGCACGCTTAAACTATTGATTTGGAATGTTTTATGCGGATTTTTGGTGGTGCCTTTATTTTTTAGGGGTGCCACCACCCAAAAAAGACAAAAAAATGGAAAAACAGATTGAAAACTATTTGAGAATTGAAATAAAAAAAATTGGAGGCCTAGCTTTAAAATTTACGTCACCAAGTTTTTCTGGCGTGCCTGACAGAATAATTTTATACAAAGGCAAAACAATATTTGTTGAAGTAAAAGACGAAGGAAAAAAATTGAGACCTCGTCAAGAATTTGTCAAAAAGCAATTTGAAAAGTTAGGATTTGAAGTTTTGATTATTGACAGCAAGGAAAAAATAAAAAAATTAATACATGATCTACAAGCCTAGAAAATATCAACAGCACACAACTGAGCAAATTATAAAGCTTTCAGAAGTTGGACCATTTCTGGACATGGGACTTGGCAAAACTGTCTCAACTTTGACAGCAATTGTGGAACTGATAAGCACAGGACAAGCCAAAAAGGTTTTGATCATTGCACCAAAGAAAGTTGCTGAAACTGTATGGACTGACGAGATTGAAAAGTGGGACCACTTAAACCATTTGAAAACCTCACAAATTTTAGGTCCTGAAAAGAATAGGAAAAAAGCTTTGGCAGCTTCTGCAAATATTTATATCATAAACCGTGAAAATATCGTTTGGCTTGTGGCCTTACTTGGAAACAATTGGCCGTTTGACATGGTTATTGTTGACGAGTCCTCAAGTTTTAAAAATCCAAACTCACAAAGGTTTAAATCTTTAAAGCTTGTGAGATCATACATAAAACGTGTTGTGTGTTTGACAGGAACGCCAGCACCAAATGGCTTGCTTGACTTGTGGAGTCAAGTGTACTTGTTGGACAAAGGCAAAAGACTTGGAGAGACTTACACACGTTACCGAGATAAGTATTTCAACGCTGGCAAACGTGAAGGACATATTGTTTTCAATTACAATTTGAAAAAAGGTGACAATTTACTTGGTGACGATTTTTACAGAAAAGAAATCTTTGACAGAATTGGTGACATTTGCTTTTCAATGAAAACAACTGACTATTTGGAGCTGCCTGATAAAATAGACAACAATCAATTTATTATTTTGCCAAAAGAGATCCAGGCAAAATATGACGAGTTTGAACGTGAGCAAGTATTGTCATTTGCTGACAAAGAAATTACGGCAATAAATGCAGCTGCATTGACCAACAAACTTTTGCAGTTTGCAAATGGCATGGTTTATGACGAAAACAAAGTGTCACATGAGGTGCACAGTGAAAAACTTGACAGGCTCAAAGAGGTTGTTGAAGAGTTACAAGACAAGCCTGTGCTTGTTTTCTACACTTACACGTCTGACAAAGATAGGATATTGCTAAATTTCAAACAGGCAAGGACTTTGAAAACGCCTCAGGACATAAAAGATTGGAATGAAGGCAAAATAAAAATGTTGGTCACACACCCAGCAAGCGCAGGCCATGGCTTAAACTTGCAATTTGGTGGCACAAACTTGCTTTGGTACGGTTGCCCCTGGAGTCTTGAGCAATATTTGCAAGGCATAAAACGTGTGCACAGAAACGGAGTGGCTGGAGTTGTCACAAACACCAGGCTAATTGTCAAAAACACGATTGACGAAGATGTGATCCAAACTCTTGAAAGTAAAGACAAGGTCCAAGAGGCAATGATCAAAGCCGTGAGAGCTCGAATTGAAAAATACACAAAATAGTAAAATGATTTTATTAAATTTGCAATATGGTTAGTAAAAAAGGACAAGGGACCAAATATGCGTCAAAGTATGATCCCAAATTAGTTGAGGCCATGCTTGCTGAAATATCAGAAGGAACTCCAGCAAGTAAAGTTTACAAAAAATACAAAGTTTCACACACTACTTTTCACGAATGGGTAAAGCGCAAGGAATGGATTGAGAAATACGCGTGCGCAAAAGAGGACAGGGCCTACAAAATTTTTGAAGAGATCTTGGAAATAGCTGACGATAAAAGTGAAGACGTCATAATTATTGACGGCAAAAAGTACATGAATAGTGAATATGTGCAACGCTCAAGACTGCGAATTGACGCACGCAAATGGTTTTTGTCCAAAATGCTTCCAAGGAAATTTGGTGAAAAAATTGACATCACCACAAACGGAGGTGAAATGGCTCCTGTAGTTGTTAACTTAGGCAACGGCACAAAATCGTGAAGCTGCTAGCCAAACAAGAAAACGCGGTGTACTATCTAAAAGACCAGGAAACTGAGGAGCTTTTGTATGGTGGCGCTGCTGGAGGTGGCAAAAGTGCGTTTGGCTGCTTGTGGCTTATTGAAAATTGCTTGGTGCACAAAGAGACCAGGTGGCTTTTGGGACGAGCAAAACTCAAAACGCTAAAAGAAACAACGCTCAACACGTTTTTTGACCTTTCGTCAAAACTTGGCTTGCAAAATCAATTTACATTCAACGCTCAATCCAATACTATCAAATGGAAAAATGGCAGTGAGATCCTTTTAAAAGATTTGTTTTTATATCCTTCTGATCCAAACTTTGACGGCCTTGGCTCCTTAGAAATCACAGGCGCATTTATTGACGAGTGCAATCAAATCACTTACAAGGCTTGGCAAATCGTCAAATCTCGAATACGCTACAAGCTTGTAAACAATAGGCCAAAGATGTTAGGCACATGCAATCCAGCTAAAAATTGGACGTATGCAGAATTTTACAAACCTGACAGAGACAAAACGCTGCCAGCTTACAGGAAATTTATCCAAGCGCTGCCAAAGGACAACAAGCATTTGCCTGAGGCATACGTCAACAGTTTGTCAAGACTTGACAAGACCAGCAAAGAGCGCTTGCTATTTGGCAATTGGGAATATGACGATGATCCAAGTGCGCTAATTGACACGGACAGCATACAGGACTATTTTAGTCCTTCACATGTTGCAGGCAAAGGCGTGAAATATTTGACAATTGACGTTGCCAGAAAAGGCAAGGACAAAACAATTTTCAGAGTTTGGCACGGCTGGCTGTGCGTCAAAAGATACGAAATCACAAAAGGACCGTTGACAGATGTTGTGACAAAGGCAAAAGCCATTCAAGTTGAGCATGGCATAAGCCTAAACAACACAGTTGCTGACGAGGACGGAGTGGGCGGTGGCGTTGTTGACTTTTTGGGCTGCAAAGGTTTCATCAATAACTCAAAGCCACTACTTGACGAGAACTATGAGAACTTGAAAAGCCAATGCAGCATACGCATGGCTGAAAAGATAGTGAACAGAGAAACAGCTGAAATTTGCACAGATGTGCAAGTGAGAGCAATGACGTCTGAGGAAATGGAGCAAGTAAAGATGAAGGACATTGACAAGGACGGCAAGCCAGCAATTGTGTCCAAAGACAATGTCAAAGAGAAGCTTGGACGATCACCTGACGAGTGGGATTCAATCATGATGAGATTTTATTTTGAGCTCGTTTATAAAAGATTTAGCAGAAAAGCAAGAAATATTTAATAAATTTGCAATACTGAAATATGCCAACAATCACAATTGACAAAAAAACGTACTTATTGAAGACCTCATTTGAGCTGCTTAGCTTTGGTGAGTATAGGCGTTTGCTAATTAACAACGAAAGCAGCAACAGAAACAGGCTCAATGTCTCAGTGCTTGCAGACATGCCAATTGAATTGGTCCACAAAATATCTGACGGCCAAATGGCAATGATCATTCCTCATATTGCATTTATTGCTGAGCCAAGTCAGATTCAATGTCACGTAGTTGACGCAGACCTTTTGAAAATAATTGGTGACGAGTCCTGGCTTAATTTTGAAGCTGCAAAAATGCACCTCAAAAACAATGGCGACAAGGACATTTTATTTGTCATTGATAAAATTGTTGAAATTTACACCAATGAAAATATTTTGGATTGGCCATTGCAAAAAGCCATGACAATCATAAATCACTATGTTGAACAGTTGAACAACTTTTTTGAAGCTTTCAAAAAGCTAAACGAATATAAACCTGAGACAGCTGAGCTGTTGGCTGGTGTTAGGCAACTTGACTACTTAGGCTTTTATTTGACGTTGGACGCTTTGACGCAGTCCGACATAACCAAACGTGAACAGGTGAAACAAATGCCAGCTTTTGAGGTGCACAATCAACTATTGATTGACTACGAAAAGGCACAATATCAAAAACGACTAATTAAAACAAGGGAGAAAACAAAATGACGTACTTAGAGGTAGTGAACGTGTTGAGCGCTGCAACAGATGTTGTTGCACCAAATGGCTTTTTTATTCACGGCAAAAGACCAGACGCAAGTTTGTTTAGTATCCAAACAAATTTTCCAATTATTTGGGCGCTTCCATTTAGAGAAAATTACAATTTGGCAACAGGCAAAATTGAAAGGCAATTGACAGTTTGTTTTTTCTTGCAAGACAGCACCAACAACACACTTGCACAACGTCAAGTATTGATCCAAGAAGCCTGGGACTTACAACATGACTTTATGGAATATTTGGACAACTATATGCCAAAGACTTTTAATATAGCAGACATAGTTGCAACACCTGAATACGCACAACTTGCAGGCACGGTGTCAGGCTATTCGGTATCATTCAAATTTCAATCAAAATTAGTATCATGTTAACAATTACAAAAAGTATTGAAAAGAAAATTGGCAACATAAGCAAGCAATTGCCTGTGACAACGTATGGTGTCAAAAAGCACGTTTATAAAAGGCTTGACGACAAACGTGTTGAGCGCACAACTTACGGAGAGGACTTACATATTGTAAATCACAAAAACAGATTGAAGACGGCCTACAAGTCTGGAGGCGTTGAGGCTGTCAAGAAATATGTTGAAGACGTAATTGCGTTGAGTCAAGCACGCACAATTGTTGCAGTTGACCTGTGAAAGTTGACGTGAGCACAAATGTTTTTTGCAAAATCATAAAGATCAATGCAAAAAGTGTTGTTTTTGACGTTTATAAATATGGTGAGCTTGTTGACACAAAAGAATATTTTGACATTGCCAAAATAGACTTGCAGCAAGTTAAGCAGTCAATGAAAAATCAATTTAAAAACCTATGACGATTTTTGAACAAGAGGCATTGCAAAGTTTGGCTGACTCATATATTGAGCAGTTTAAGGACGCAATCAAAAACAAGCCAATCAAACGTAAATCAGTAGCAAATCCAGAAGGATTTGAAGCTGTGGCAAATGCTTCTGGGCGTTTGGCTGACAGTCCAAGAGTAGAGATGACTGAGAATAGCATGGACGTTTATGTGCTTGCATACATTGATGATCTAGTGTATGGCAAGGCGCCAGGAGGAAAAGTTGAAAAATTAGAAATTGAGAAGTGGCTGGAGGCAAAAGGCTTGAACTACTCAGCAAGTGCAATTGTCAGAAATTTAAAGGACATTGGATCGTCAATATTCCTTGAGCACCAGGGAGCCAATTCAGGACTTTTGGACGACATAAATATTGATTCAAAACTTGAAGAGGTGAAAAGAAAATTAATCACAAACAAAATAACCGAGATAAAATATGCCAATAGCATTAACTAATGTCCCACCAAGTATCAACTCAGTGAGCTCTGATATTATCTTCACAATGGAAGCGCAGCCTGTTGACTTAAACATGGCTGTCTCAGGTGCAACTCCATTTGGTTTGGCAACGGCTAAATTCAAATTGACAGGTGGCACATTGCCAACAATCTTTGTTGGACAAATGATATTCTGCAACGCTGGCTCAAGTCCTTATTATGGCACGCATGTAGTGACTGAGATAGTTTCATCAACAGCAACAGAAGTGACTGCTGTGATTAACACAACTTATACAAGTGTTTATGCACCTGGGCTCATTGCAAATGCGCTTGACATAGTTTCAGACGTCATTGAGCTGCGTGAGATAATAGAAAGCTCTGGAAGCTTAACTCCTTTGGACGTTTTTGCTAGAGTAAAATTTAACATACGAAATGCAAGTTTGATTCGTTTGAACGTCTCAGAGTATGTAAGGAGCTTGTTTTTGAATGGCAAAACAACTGTAATGGTTGGTTTATACCACCCACTTTTGTCAAGTGGAAGTTTAGTTGCAATGACAACAATTGTCAATGCAACATTTGACTCAGCAGATGTGGCCTTGCATTACAACGACCCTTCTGAAATAACACCAAAGATTTTGGAGAGAGCTGAGACCTTAGTGTTTTTTAAAACCTACAGGACCATTTGGCAAGAGAATTTAAAATATTCAGTGTTTCCTCCATCACTTAACATTTACGGTGACTCAACTTACGACGTGACATTTAGCAGCAGCTTTCCGGGCAATAAGCTAAGCAGCCAAAAAGTTGAGATTATGACAGGCTGCTTTAAAGATCCATTAAATATCCTTTACATAAATTCGTTTGGAGCGCTTAGAAATTATGTTGTATTTAATGACATTGAGCAATCAATAAACTTTGAAAACGAAACACGTTTTAAAGATGACAGGCTAAACGAAAAAACACTAGCTGTCCAAAGCTTCACAGAGTACAATGTGAGCGCAACAGATGTGCGTCTGACTCATGCAGACAGCATTGCTCAAATGATAGCAAGTCCAAAAGCATGGCTTATGACTAGCGACAGTCTAACGCCAATTGTAATTGAGAAAAAATCATTTTTGCAATACAGAAGCTTTGACGCTTACTTGAATTTTAGTTTTAAATTTAGATTAGCAAGCACAACTCAATCTCAAGTTAACTAATGAAGATACTAATAAACGACAACGAGCTTGACGCACTAAAAGACAATGACGTGCTGTTGACAAAAGCAGTCAACAAAATGCAATCACTTGAAGAGCGCAACGGCTCATATTCTAGTGAGGTGGCTTGTGGCTTGTCCATAAACAACAGAGATATTTTCAAAGACGCACAATCTAGCAACAGTGTTACTGAATTGCCATACGCAAAAAACAGTTGCAGAATTACTGTGGGCAGTGTTGAAGTGTTGGACGGCTTTGCTGAACTTGAGCAAACCAACAAAGAGTATATGCTTAGAGCATACTCAGGTGTAAGCAGTATCATTGAGGCAATTGGTGAGTCAATGTTAAATGAACTAAATTTAGATTATGCAAATGGCTCGTCAATTGACCACTTATATAATTGGACAAATGTAATTGCCAACAGAAACAATCTTTGGACAAAAGGTTTTATTTATCCAAATATCGACTATGGCAAATGGGCAACAACAACAACTCACGCACATTGGAACGATTTATATCCTTCCATTTTTTGCAAGTATTTATTTTTGCGCATATTCCACTCAATAGGCTATGCAGTCACAGGCGAGTTTATAAGCAATGACTTGTTTGGCAAAGAGATTTTGCCAATGGTAAAAATCCCAACAACACCTCAATACTATTTGGACGAGCTATATACTTATGGTTTATACACCCAAGGAAGATTTTTTCCAAATACTCATCCACAAAACACATTTAGAATAGTATTAGACGCAATTCCACAAAACAGCAGTTTGCAATTTGGCACTGCCTCAAAGCAAGAATTTTATTATGGCAATGGTTGGTTTGACTACACTGCGTTTTATCCAACAAGATACAGCCCGTTTACCGTAAAACTTACTTTAAATGTGACTAAATCAGCAGGTACTATGAGGCTAAATGTTTATGAATTTACGCCCAGCATTAGCAACGCTGTAGGACAAACAGGATTCTTAGTAGCAAACGGAGCAAACGTGTTTAGTTTTGACGCAATAAAAAAAGCAAGTGACACGCATTTTATAATTGCAATTGAATACAACAATAGTGTCACAGGTTCTTTAAACGCTTTTAAATGGGAGAACACATACAAATCAACAGCACTTGTTGACGGTGACTTGTTGCGCATGGTTGACTGCTTGCCTGAGGTGTCGCAAAAAGACTTTTTGACGACAATTATAAATCAATACAACTTGATGTTGAAAGTTGACACAACAAAAAGGACTGTTGATTTTAGCTATTTCAATAGTGTTGAGGCAAACAAAAACAGCGCATTGGATTGGTCCGAGTTGTTTGACTTTTCAAAGGAGCCTGAAATAAAGTACAAGCTTGAAGAGTATGCGCAAAATAGTTTGTTGAAATATGAGACTGACGAAAATGACAACTTGTTGAGACTGACACCAACATACGGCCAAGGTGTGTTGTTTTGCAACAATGTAAATTTGGAAAACACAAAAGAGGTTTTCATGTCAAAATTTGCACCAATAGTGAGACGCATTTGTTTAGAGTCACCACACACAAGTGAACAGGCATATATTCAACTTTGGATCACTGAGGAAAACACATTAAGAACGCAAAACGTCAAGCCTCGAATTGCTTATGTGAGATACGATGAAACGCTAACTATCCACGGCACAGCTGGCGAATATGGAGGAGGCACAGGGGCAAAAGACAGCTCACCAAGTGCAGGCGTTTACTTTCAGCAGTTGGAATTTTCAAGACTTATTCCACTTTACTACAAGATAGTGTCAAATATGTTGCTTAACACTTATACGCTAAAAGCAAATTTCAATTTGAAGTTGAAGGATTTTGAGGAAGTTGATTTTACCAAGCCAATATATTTGGAGCTTAACTTGTTAGGCTATGGTGCAATTTGCGGATATTTCTACTGCGACAGCATAAACGAATTTAGTTTGACAAACAGATCTACCACAGAAGTTGAATTAATACGAATCTAATATGAGCAAGCAAAAAGTAAAAGTCATCAAAGTTTATGTCAGTGAAGAGACAAAAAACAAAGCCGTTGCAAAATACGGTTCTAGGTGCGTGTCTTACGCAGTCAACAAATTAGTGCAAAAAGATTTAAACCAAAAGCAATGACCACAGAAGAGAAAATAATATTTAGTGTCCAAATAGATCAGTCAGACAGCATTGATAAAATTGCCAGGCTGACTAAGGACATCAACGGCCTAAAAGAAGCCAATCAAAAACTTGCACTGCAACAAGGCGACAACACAAAAGCAATTGCTGAAAATAATTTGTTGATCCAACAAGCAACAAACGAAAGGAACAAGGAGCAAAAGGCTGTGCTTGCGTCAATGGAAGCATTTGGCAAAGAGGCAAAAAGCATTGATGACGCAAGAACGGCTGTCAAGCAGTTGACAATTGAGCGCAATAAACTTGATCTGAGCACAACAGAAGGAAGGAAAAAACAAACTGAGCTAAACGCTTCAATTGACGCTCACAATAAATTTATCAAAGACAATGTTGACGCTTACCAGCAGCAAAAAATAAACATAGGAAATTACACAAGTGCGCTTAGTGGTATCAAAGGACCAATTGGCGACTTTACAAACAAACTTGTTGGCGTAAAAGAAGGCCTTACAAAAACAAAAGACGGTCTGCAAACGGCTGGTGTTGGCTTGTCAAGTTTGGACGGAGTTATAAAAGCAAGTGCGCTTGGCTTGTTGATTACAATAGTTGGAGGTCTTGTTGCAGCTTTCAGTAAGTTTGAGCCGTTAGTTGAGAAAGTTGAGTTTGTTATGGCTGGCGTCAATGCAGCTGTTGATGTCCTTGTTTCAAGATTTATTGACGTGGGCAAAGCAATCCTGTCATTGGATTTTAGCAATATCCTTTTAAACTTTGACAACTTAGGCACAGCAATTTCTGACGCAGCTCAGGAAGGCTATAGAATAGCTGAGATGTTTGACAAAATTGAAGAGGCACAAACTGACGGTGTAATTACACAAAGTAAGTATGAGAGGGCTGTGGCTTCGCTAAATGTTGAATTGAAAAACAAAACAAAAACGCAATCCGAGCTCTTGGCAATTAGTGATAAAATTGCAGCCCTGGACAAAGCTGAAATTGATAGGAAACTAAGAATTGCGGATATGGAGGTGAAAGCAATTGCAGCCACAAATGTGGCAAAAATGAAAGCGCAAACTATCAATGAGGAGGACCGCAAAAAGTTTGTTGAGGCGTTTGCAAAACGTGAAGAGATCCAGCAGCAGTATGAAGTTGCGACAGAGCGAAGAGAAAACAGAGTTGACGCAATCAATCAAAAAGCAGAAGCCAAAAGGCAAGCTGCTGCTGCTGAGCAAGAGAAACGAAACGCAAAAACAGCAGCAGATGAGCAAAAACTACTTGACGCACTATTGGCAGCTGACAAGAAATATCTTGAACATATTGACGATAATGAGAAGAGAATAATAAAACAACGTGAAGAGGCTTTCAATAAAGCAAACGAATTGCTTAAACAATCTTTTACAAGAGCTGAGACAATAAGAACAGAAGAGTTGACAAAAGGTCTTTTGACTCAGGAGCAATTTGACGCTCAACAGTTGGCTGCAAAACAGATGAATTTGGAAGCGCAAATTGAGATTGAAAAAACATACTATAAGAACACAGAAGACAGTGAGTTGCAGCTTGCGCAAACAAAACACGCAATCAATAAAAAGTCAACTGAAGACAAACAAAAATTTGCCAAAGCAGATATTCAAAGCAGCATTGCTGTGTCACAAGCAGCGCAAGGCGTAATAAGTGAACTTGCAAGCTCTGCAAAGCAAGGATCAGATTTGCAAAAAGCGCTGGCATTGACAAATGTGGCAATAAACTTAGGAACTGCAATCGGAAATTTAACAGCAACAACGTCAGCACCTAGTCCAGATAACCTTGTGACAGGTGGCGTTGCTGGTTTTATAAAATATGCCGCTGGTTTGACTCAGATTATTGCAGCAATAACAAGCGCAACAAATATAATTGGCGGAGCTGCAGCTGGAGGAGGAGACTTTGTGACGAGCAAACCAACATTGTTGCTTGTTGGTGACAATCCAGGAGGCCGTGAACGTGTGACCGTGGAGCCGTTGAGTGGACGAGGCAAAACAACAGTCAATCCAAATAGTGGACTTATTGCAATGGCTGGAGGTGGCACAATCACAACAACAGGATACGGAGGTTTTGCAGATCGTGCAAATGCTGCAAAAGGAATCATTGACTACAGCGAACTTGCAGACGCAATGGCCAACATGCCAAGTCCTGTTGTGCTAGTTTCTGACGTGAACAAAGCACAGGCAAAACAGACATACGTGAAAAGCAAAACAAGCCTATAAAATTTTATGGGCCTTAAAAACAAATATTTTATTTGTGTAATATTATTTTTGAAATTGATAATACATCTAAAATGACAGTTGCAAAAATCTCAATTAGCACGGACATAGGGGAGCCAGACTTTTTTGCTCAAGCAATGGGCGTTGACGCAATGTCGTTTAGCGCTTCTGACATGTCTAAGTTTTTAGAAGCAAATGCAGACGCAACAGAAATTCTTGTTGAGATAAGCAGCAACGGAGGCTCCGTGACGCAAGGCTTTGAGATTTATGATTTATTGAAAAATAGTGGCAAGCAAATCACTACAAAGGCATACAAAGCCAATTCAATTGCAACAGTGATATTTTTGGCAGGCTCAAAAAGAGAAATCACTAAAAATGCTCAGTTTACAATTCACAATCCATATATCAATCCAATGAATTTGGGTTATGAAGGACTTGAGGCTGACGATCTGCAAGCAATTGCAGATGACATAAGAGCTTGTGAAGCTAAAATCTTTAATTTGTACAAAGAAGTAATTGGATTTGACGCAACATTTGAGGCGGAGATAAAAGATTTGATGAAAGCAGACACTGACTTGACGTCAACAAATGCTTTGAAATATGGATTTGCGACAAGTATAATAAATGGCGAAAACACAGCAGTGCAAAACATCACGTTGGGCGCTTATACAGATAAAATTGCTGCATATATTACAAAAAACAAATCAACAAAAAACAACATGGACATAAACAAAATCCTGGCGAAATTTGACGCCATAGAAAACTCAATCAAAACAGTGTTTAAGGCTCAAAACTTAAACGAGGACGGAACGCCAATTGATCCTAAAAAGAACAGCAGCGCAACAGCTGTTGACGGCACAATTATGTACTTTTCAGAGGCAGCTCTTGCAGTAGGCATAGCAGTTTTTTCTGACGAAGCAATGACCATTCCAATGCCTGACGGAACTTACGAAGTTGAAATGAGCGAAGTGACTATTGTGGGCGGTTTAGTTTCAGAAATGGAGTCAATGGAAGCAAAAAAACTTGCTGCTTTGACTGCTGAAAACGCAGACTTGAAAGCACAACTTGCAACAGCATTGGAAAGCACCAACGCAGTTGTGAAGGAGTTAAAAGACTTGTCAACAGAAGTAATTGCATTAAAAGCTTTTATCCCTTCTGACGTGAGAAACTTAAATGTTGAGACAACTGACAGAAGCAAATTGACTCCAGCGCAATTGCAAAACTTGCGCAGAAAAGAAATGATGAACTTAGGCAAAAAGTAATATGTTTAAATTAATCACACCAATAAATCCTTTTGGCACTGGCTGTAGTCCATTGACCGAAGTGGACGCAGAAACAAAAGCCTGGTTGATTGAAACTGAAAAAGCTTCTGAGGAAGATTTTGAAGAGGCAACAGGTGAATCAATTGAAAAGTCAAAAACAAAAACAAAAACAAAATAAAATGAAAAAAATAAGTTTAATCACGTCAATCGCTTTAATTGCAGTCACAGGTTTGGCTGTAGCTACAGGCTTGCATGCTTTTGGCATGTCAACAATCAACTCAATTATGCTAGGTTTAGCATTTTCAGTTGTATCAACTTTCATCAACGCAGAAGCACGAAGAACAGCTAAGCTGTCAGGCGCTGCTTATGTACTTGCTTTCAACGGTCCGACAACTTTCACTGACGAAGTTTACCAGGATTTATTGACTGAGATTATTTATATGAATAAGACAGTAGGCCAGGGCATGATCAGATTTTTTGACCAAATAAAAGGATCTGGAAGGATTAGAGCTTTAAGCGCAACAGTGACCGGCCAAGCATATAGCAACGCACCGACTGCCTCAGGTTCTACAACTTTACAAGAGCGCCTTATCACACCTGTGAAACGTGAGTTTTATGACACCATTGATTATGAAACAATCCGTAATACAGCAGGCTCTTTGGAAATTCCTGACGGAGCTGCTAATATTGTTCAAGACAAATTCACTCAAGCAATTTTAGGCTTAGTGGCTGGCAAAGCTTCAAGAGCCGTTGAGACAGATTTTTGGAACGGTGCAACAGCAGCCACTCAAACAGCAGTTGCAGCATTGACTGCTGGAACAGCACAAAACCAAGTTTCAACAGCTGAGAAAGCTTACGTTGCAGCAGCACCAACAAGTTATGTTGACGGTGTATTGACCAAATTAATTTACTCAGACGCAACAACTCCAGGCACATTTGCAGTTGGAGCACGTATCAAAGTAGCTGGAACAACTCTAAGCGCAACAAATATCAAAGATGAAGTTGACAAGGTTTACGCTCAAATGGACGATGCCTTATTAAACAATCCTGAAATGTCACAATACGCAACAATCTTTATGCCTATGAATTGCAAAAAGTTTATCAGACTTTACAACAAGACTGCTGCAAATTTCAGAGACATGTTTGAAATCGAAGGTGACAATTTCTCTTATTGTGGTGTTGCAATTCAGTTTGTGCCACTACCTAGCAATTCAATGATCGCAGGTAATGCAATGGACTTTGTTTGGGCAACAGATTTAGTTGCAGATTTAGAAAATGTTGTTGTAGATAAATTGCCAGCGCCCGCTAAGAATTTCTACTATGATTTAATTTTCACAATGGAAAATTGGATTTTTTATCAATCAACAAAAGTTGTTTACGTAGGATAATTAAAATAAATATTTAACATAAAAAAGGTGGCGCTATGGCAGACGAAACAGTTGGTGGTGGCGTAAGCTTAGAGCCACCTTTTTTTAATAGTAACCCAAATCAAACAATGGCAACAGCAGCAGCATGTAATACATTAATAGCAGCTAACTTTATAGCAAGCTGCAACGGTCTTAATAAAGTAGGCGGTATAGACGGGACAGTTTATATTGGCTACAGACCAGACATCGCAACTCTAGCTTTAACAGCTGGAGCAATCACAACATTTACCTTAGGAGCTGGCAAGAAACTTGCTAAATTTGGAGGCAAAAAAGAACAACACGAAATCACTTGTGACCTTATACCAATGAAAGGTGTAAACATGAAGTACAAGCACAGCGCAAAGTTGTATTTGTACCCATTCACACAAGCAGACACAATTGCTCTTGAGAATCTTTTGGCAAGCAAAAGAATGTTTTTAATTTACGTTAATTTGCAAGGCCAAGCGAAAGCATTAGGCATTGACTTGAATCCGTTTATTTCAACTGACTTTGATGACGAGAGAGGTTTAGCTCCAACGTCTGAAAAATGGACAGAAGGAATCAACTACAACGCAGACTCTTGGTCTGAGGTTGTTTTGGAAGGTGAATTTTGGAGCAAGCCAAAAACGTATTTTCCAGCAGCTTCATTGGCAACAACAATTGCTGCATTGGACGCAATGTGTTACACCTAATAAGTGCAAACAATTTATGAAATAGATCCTGGTGTGCTGTTTGATTATTACAAGCAGCACACAGGTTTACAACTTTGTCCAACGTGTTGGACTGACAGAGTCAAGGCGTATAATTACTACAGGAAAATGACAAAATCAAAAACAAAAACAAGCACAAGCACAAGCGGTTTATATCAATTTAAAGAGGGCTTTGAGGATACACAAGTTTTCATCAAAGGTTTGGGCGAAATTATAAGCGCTGAAAATTTAACCAATGAGTTAGTTGAGCAGCATTTTGTAGGCTCAACACTAATGGACTTAGTTGAGCTATCAGATGAGCAAGTTTAACAGAATAGCAAGGTTTATAAAAAACCAAGTAGCTGAGATAAGCCAACAGAAATCAGGCTTAGAGCGCTACGTATATGGACCAAAGGACACTTTGCCAAATGACTTGCTGCGTGCTTTAAACGATAGTGGCACAGCCACAACTTGCATAAGCCGTTTAACATCATTTATCCAGGGCGAAGGCTTCATTGCAGAAAACGTAAAAACTTTAAAAGTAAATAAGAGCCAGACAGCTGACCAATTGCTTGCTGAAATAGCTTCATCATGCGCAGTTTTTGAGGCGTTTGCCTTGCGCATTTTGTTCAGAATGGACGGCACATTTGGCTCAGTGTATAAAATTGGAATCAAAGAACTGCGCAAAGATAATTTTGGCAAAATTCGCTGGAATTATAGAATGGGTGAGAAGGACTATCAGAAAAAAGATGACTTGTTTTTGCGCGAATACGATCCAGCATTGACACCAATGGAGCAAGCCATTATTGTGGCTGAGGAGATACAAACGCACGGCAAGCAACTTGGTGCAATCATGTATTGTTTTAACGCCAAGGAGTTTGACTTTGGGCACATCTACCCAATACCAAACAGCAACTCTGGACTTGAGGACATAATAAGTGACGCAGCATTGCAACGACTTGAGAAGCGAAACATTGTAAAAGGCTTCAAGCCTTCTGCAATTATCTCAATGGCTGGCAAAACAGATGACCAGACAATTGACGAAGACTCAGGATTGACTGAGTCAGAAGAGTTGACGCAAACTTTGCAAGCTTTCACCAATGAAAACGGAGCCTCAATTTGTTTGTTGGAAGGACAAACCAAAGACTCTATGCCAACAGTCACTGTTTTTCCTTTGGCTGAAATGCTGGACGGAGTTGACAAGGCAAGACTGCGTGTGGCCAATGCCGTGTGCAGACATTTGACTGTGCCACCTGTGTTGATTGGTTTGGAGAGTCCAACAGTGCTTGGCAATTCACAAGCAATTGCAAATTCACTAAAAGTTTTTACACTAAGTGTGAGATCTAGCCAAAACATGATCCAAACTGCTTTGAGCAATTTGTTTCCTGGATACGATTTTGCAATTAAGCAGCTCAACATTTATGAATACTTGCCTACAGAAGTTTTGGCAACTTTGAACTCAGACGAGTTGAGAGCTTTGGGAGGTTATCCTCCAGCACAAACCAAAACATCGTCAAGTCAAGAGCTGCTTATAAATAGCTTGAACAGTTTAAGTCCACTTGTGGCAAACAAAGTATTGGAAAGTTTATCTGAGGACGAAATTAGAGGCCTTGTTGGCCTTGGTAAAAAAGGAGGAGAAATTGCCACAACTAACTAAAACAGAACTTGCAGCAGTTGTGGAGCAATTCACAACTAATATTGAGGATCGATTAATAAATCCACATATCACAAAAGCAATTGAGATTGGCTTTGAGAATGTTTTGCCACCAAGTCTATTGACAGCACTTGTTGCTCTCAATTTGACTGCTGGAGGCAACACAGAACTAAAAGCATTTTACAATAATTATTTTAAACAAGTATGGGCTTATAACGCGTATATTCGTTTCTTGAAATGGCACGGCAATAACGTGACGCAATTTGGAATTGCAACAGTGAATGACGACACAACATCAAATGTGTCTGACAAGACCAGAGGCATATTGATAAGCAGCACTGAGCGAGATTATGAGGTGTATTTGACACGTGCTCAAAATAGAATCATTGCAAAAAACAACACATTTGACGGCACAAGTTATGCGAAATTAGCAAGCATAAGAAAGCCAAAAAACAAATTTGGAATAAGAGGAATTTAAAACAATAAACACATGCCAAGTATATCAAAAGTACAAACATTGACAGGCTCTCAAGTAGCATTGACGGCTTTCGGCACTAATGGCCTAATTTTAATTAACTCAACAGCTGTTGCCTTATCATTTGTGGTGAATGGCGGTGACGTTGCAAGCTTGCCGTCAGGACAAGGCGTTGAGCTTGACGTGAACAATGCAAACCAAATCACAGTATCTGGCACAGGCTCCGTGAGCTATATCGTGAGGACTTAATTTATGCGCTTTTTTGGAGCTAAAATAACAAGACATAGGACATTGCCGTTTGCAGGCGGATTTAGCGCAGAAGCAGTAGCATGGAGGGAAAGGATTGGAACTAATAATGGTACTATTTCAGATGCAAAATTGGCGATTATTGATAATAATTTCTTTAAGCCTGCATTGGCTAATGGAAATATTTTGAATCAATTAGATAGGTTAAATATTTATGCAGGATTAAGTGGATTCCAAGTTGCTGCCAATACTAATTTAATTAGTTCGTCATTTTACGTTACACCAGTAAGTTCACCAGCATTTACGAATAATGGATATGCTACAAATGGAACAAGTTATTTGAATTTGAACTATAAATTATTTTCAAATGGGGTTAAGTTTCAAAAAGACAATAATTCATTTGGCGCAATGATTTTAAGTCCTGCTTTTGCTGTTGATTTTTTAAGAGTAATGGGAAGCAGAGATATAACAGGTGCTGGAATAACTGCATTGATTAGAGGTAATGGAAATCTATTAAACGCAAACTCAACAAATAGTTATTCGACTAATTCAGTAGCTGCATACTTACCATTAAGTGGGTGGACTTTAATTGCAAGTCAGCGCAGTAATTCATCAAATTTTAAAAGCATTATTAATACAAATGAAATAAATATAAATACATCTTCGGGAGGTTCAGCCATTAATAATTTAGACACGTTTGAATTAACCGTTAATGGAGTTGGTACACCTGATGGTAGTTACGATACAAGACCGCATGGAGCAAGTTTTCATGGTTCGGCAAGTTTAGACATTCAAGCAATAAGAACGCTTTTATTTAACACTATAACAGCATTATTAGTATAATATGAAAGTAATAACAGCAACATTAACACAAAAAAAAGAACTTGAAGGAACTTATAAGAACGGTTCTATTTTAGAGTTTATTTTAGATTCAAATGGAAAGTATGTTTGCAATATTGCAGTAATTGAAGATGAAGATTTTATTGATATTAGAACACAACTTGAAGCATTGCCACTAATAGATTACAATCCAATAATTAATAATAAATAGACCTCAAATATGCACTTTAGATTTTTAGACATCATTGTTTCACTTGTTGGCTTTGTGGCCTTACTTGAAAAGCACAACTTTTTGTTTGCGTCAATTGCCTCAATTTGCACAATTATTTATTGGCTTTACAGGTTTGGCAATTGGATTTTTAAAGCAATCACAAAAGAAAAATGAAAAATTGGCAATCACATATAGCAACAATAGCTGGCTTGCTTACAGCACTTGGCACAGCATGGTCTACAATTGACTTTACAACTTTTGAATGGCCAAAAGACGCTCCAAAATTGATATTGCCTGGCATGATAGCGCTTGGAGGTTATCTCACAAAATTAAACGTACCAAATAAGAATGAAAACAGGGACTAAGGGCATTGAATTGATTAAGTTGTCTGAGGCGTTGCATGACGGTGATTTGTCTCAAGTTGGTTTGCAGCCTAAAATGTGCCCAGCAGGCATTTGGACAGAAGGCTATGGACGAGCCATGCGTGATGACAAAGGAAATTTCATAAAAGGATCTGCAAATAAAGCTTTGGCTTTCTCACGTGCTTCAATCAAAAACGAAGCTGAGGCAACAAAGGCTTTAATGGAAGACCTGGGACCAAGAGAGCAGCTTGTAATGCAGAAAATAAAGGTTCCTTTAAACCAAAACCAATTTGACGCACTTGTGACTTACTTTTATAACATTGGCTTTTCTGATACATTGACAAAGTTGATTAACACAAAAGCTTCAAAAGAAACGCTTGAGGCTTGGTGGACGTCTCACTACATAACAGGCGCAGGCAATCCAAAGCCATTGGCTGGACTTATCAAAAGGCGTAAGGAAGAGGCAAAACTTTTTTTCTCAACATAAAAAAATGAAAATTATTGCTGTTGTTTTGCTTGCTTTGGTCCTTGGCTTTTTAGCTGGCCTTAGTTATATGAACAGCAAGCAAATGACAACAGCACCTGAGAGGCTTGACTTGTTTGATAAGATCTATAAGAACATCACTAAAAATAAAATTGAATATGTCAAACAGGACACGTTTATTTTTAAAGAAAAAATTAAGCTGCGCAACAAGTTTATTGCTGTTGACAGTCTTAGTTTTGACAGCGCATACAAGCTTTGGACAACAGAAGCCAATGCCTATGAGCCAGGCGAATATTAGCAAGTCAATAAAATGTTTTGAGGAGGTTAAGACACTAAGGCTTTTGATTAATGCCAAAGACACGCAGCTAACTGCTGCAAGCAACATAATTGCTGACTACAAAATGCTTGCAGACACGCTCGCAAAAGACATCAAAACAAAGGACCTGGCATTGCAGCAACAAGCCAAGCAATTGAAACGACAAAAGGCTTTTTTGACAATTGCAAAATATGCCATTGCAATTGAGACTTTGTACATAATTTCAAATAAAATTTTTTAATTGGGTATTATTGTTTTACCTTTGTCCCATTATGGCAAAGAAAATACTAAATACAAAAGCAACACCTGAGCTTATTGAGGCAATACGTGTAGTCACCTTCAACGAAAAGTATGCGTCCAAGAGCGCATTGATCACTCACATTTTAGAAAATCACCCACTAATTGCAAAAGAATTAAAAAAATAATGGCATTGGTTTTCAATCACTTGCATATTTTTTTATGTCTGTAATGGTAAAACAGTTTTACATATTAAAAATAAAATTACATTTGTGCTCAGATAAACAAAACAAATATGACAACAACAATTAATTTTTACGAAGGTTCTTACCAATTCAACAGCATTACAACAGAGTTAAATGTGCACACAGATTTTATTGAGATGAAGCTTGCCAAACAATACGAATACAGGCCAACACTTGAAAATCTATGGGCAACTGTATGCCAAGATTCAAAAGAAATTGCAAGGTATCAATTTACTTATAACATAGGTTTAAACGAAATAAAATTTAACTAAATCAAAACAAATAAGACTATATGAGAGTCAAAGTATACACCCAAGGACCGCACAAAAGTCTAAATGATCAATGGTTGCAAGTGCAAAAAGTTGACGGAAATCGTGTCACGATAAAAACGCAAGCTGGTTTTGGCAACTTGCCAATTGACTTTAAATTGTCAGAAGTTATGGAAATGGAGTATGAAGCTGACAACAAAATGCTTGGCTTGCTTGAGGCCATTAGAGACTATGGAAATGCTTTCTCTGAAATGCCTCCGAAAATGCAACAAATTATTGAATTGACAATTAACGGCTTAAAACAAAACTAGTATGGCTTTTATAATTTATAAAGACGATTATGGTGACGAATTTGGTGTTGAATACCATTTTGAAGGCGTACATATTAGAGAGACGCTTGAGCACCCAGCAGAATATCCTGACCTTATCATTGACAGCTTTTACAAGCTTGATGACAACAAAGAAATTGACGAGATCCCTAACGCAGTTTATGACTTTATCAAATATGACACCTAGCATAGTAAAAGAAGTAATTAGACAAAATCCAAATGCCAAGTTGATGATCACTGACGGCATAAGTCACAAGTCTGTTGAGGCGCTTATGGCCTTAGGAATGAAAACCTGTGAGAGCTGTGGCAATATTTTGCCACTTGAAAAGAACTTTTGCAAATGTGGTGAGGAGGTGTTTGTTATTCTTACAAAAACATACGTGGCGCCAGCTCCGTTGGCAACAGCACCAGCAGCACCAGCCAAATATGACAAAAACTTTTGGACACCACAAGAGGAAATGCAAATAATGGCTGAAGCAAACAGCAAGTATAGCTATGAGCTTATTGCACAAATCCACAACAGGTCCGTGAAGGCTTGCCGGGAGAAAGTAAAAAGACTAAGAAAAAAAGTAATATGAAAAAGAAATTAGAAAATTTAATCAAACAATGGCACATTGAACAAAATGAAGCCTTAAAATTAGCTAAAAAATTAGCTTCCAAATACCAATATGGTGACGCTCAAAAAGCACAAACAAAAGCGGTGTTTATAGAAAAATGTATGAATGATTTAAAGGGATTGTTATGATTGAGCTTCCTACATTTATGCACAAATTGATTGTCGAATCATTAATGACAAATGTTAAAAAAGACCTTGAACTTATAGGCGAATGGGCTGAAATAAACATTGATAAAAAGCACAAAGATATTGAAAGAGATAAGGATATTATTGAGGCTATAAAGAGAGTTGATTCAGCAGCAGAAATTCTATTAAAACTTGGTATCAGTCATGAAGACATAAGTAAATCATTTAAAATAAAACCAAAAAAGTAAATCCAACAATTTAAAAAAAATATAAAAATATGATCAATTGCAATATCTCAATCGTTTTTAATGACGATACAACAAAAGAACAAAGAAACTTATTTATGGACCGTTTGGACGAGTTTGTTGAGTTTAATGGCTTCAAAATTATTCAAAAGCCAAAAGAACAAATAAAAAATGGCTTGCTTCAAAAAACGGAAACTCCAAAAAAACCAATTGACATAACGTCAACTTTTTAAAGTAAAAAAGTTTTACTATCTTTGCAAAAACATTTATAAAATATAGTTATGTCAGAAAATCAAAAAACAGCTCCTGACGAGTCAGTTGAGCAAAACAAAACCAAAACCAAAAAAACACAACAGGGTGAAAACACTCAGACAATTGTCATTGACTTGTCTGAGGACACCAAGGCTCTTTTGCGTGAAGCAATCAAAGCCTTTGTCCAATTCTTTGCGCCTCCAACAATAGTTGAGGCAACAACAACACAGGCTGAGGCAAAAGAGGAAATTAAAGAGGCCGTAAAAGAGTTGACAAAAGCACCAAAGCAAGCTGAAAAGGCAAGTGTCTCATTGACTCAAATCCGTGAGTTGATCCAGGCAAAAGCAGCAGACCAAAAAACAACAGCAATTGTGGCTCTTTTGAAGGAGTTTAGCGCTTCAAATGCGTCAAGCTTAGCTGAGACACACTATGTTGATTTTTATGAGCAATTAAAGGATCTATAATATGAGTGGACACGCATTACTTTCACCGAGTGGAGCAAGCCGTTGGCTTGCTTGCACTCCGTCAGCTCGTCTTGAGTCGAATTTTGAGGATAACACCTCAGCAGCAGCTGAGGAGGGCACACTTGCACATGCTTTAAGTGAGCTGTATTTGCGCAATAATTTAAAATTGATAAACAACGTCACCTTCAACAGCGAGCTCAAGAAAATCAAAAACAATACACTTTATAACAGTGATCTCAATGCGCATTGTTTGGACTATGTATCTTTTGTCCTGGACAAAATTGGCGAATATGAGGAGCCGACAATAAAAATTGAAGAGAAGATTAGTTTGGAGGACTACGTGCCAGAAGGATTTGGCACAGTTGATTTTGTGCTTATTTCAGACTATATGTTGGAAATTGTGGACTTGAAGTATGGCAAAGGTGTTTTGGTTGAAGCGCATGAAAACAAGCAAATGATGTTGTATGCGCTTGGGGCTTTGCAAAAGTTTTCTCTTTTATACCATATTGACGAGGTGCGCATGACTATCTACCAGCCAAGACTTGACAATTACTCAAGTTATGGAGTTGACGCCAAATGGCTTATGCAATGGGGTGAAGAGTTTGTGAAGCCAAGGGCAAACAAAGCTTTCCAAGGTGACGGCAATTATGAGCCAGGATCACATTGCAGATTTTGCAAAGCTCGAAACCAATGCAAAGCACTTGCTGAGCACAATATGACGTTGGCAAAATATTCGTTTGAAGATCCAAACAAGTTAAGTGACGAGGCAATTGCTGAAATTTTAGAAAAGGCTCCTGACTTTAAAGTGTGGCTGACTAATATTACTGCCTATGCTCTTGAGCAAGCCGTAAAGAATGAAAAGAAATGGCCAGGCTTTAAACTTGTAGCTGGACGCAGCAGCAGAAAAATAGTTGACGAGGCTGCTGTAGTTGACACCTTATCACAGCAAAACTATGGCAAAGACTTATTCCTTACAGCGCCAAAATTATTAAGCATAACAGCGCTGGAAAAGAACTTTGGCAAGTCAGAGGTGTCAAAACTATTAGGCAATTTTATCACAAAGCCTGCTGGAGCTGCAACGCTTGTGCCTGTTTGGGACAAACGTGCTGAGCTGTCAAGCACTGAGGCAGCAGTTGCTGCGTTTGAAGATATTGAAAATTTACAAAACGATTAAAAAATAAAATATATGTCAAACTTTTGGGAAATTAAAAAACGAGATTACTACTGGACTGCTATTGAATTGAAAAAGCATTTACCGCAACTTAAAGGAACTTCAACTGATGATATAGTTGATAATTTAAGAGGTAGTGGATTAGGAATTGTCAGCCAAGAAAGTAAACCTAAACCATTTTGGGTGAGATTGTCTTTGCCGTTTGGGTTAATATTCATACTGCTATTATTAATCACTTTACCTATAAAATTTATGTTTACTGGAACATGGGGGTATAAATGGGAATGGATGTCAAATTGGTTTAAGGCGTTAGGGTTTTAGCGGTAGTGCTTTTGAAGACGTTGAAAATTAGGCAAGCTAATAATCAAAGGTTTATAAATTATTTTAGTAAAATCGTTTTACACCTTAAAAACAATCTTATCTTTGCTAAACGACATGAGAAATTGGACGCCACAACAAATACAACTGATAAAAGACAAATATGCTGAAACGCAGACTGTCTATATTGCTCAGGAACTTGGCTTGGACACTGTTATTGTGTACAGGAAAGCACATCAACTTGGCTTGAGGAAATCTCAAGCTTTCTTGAAGTCTGAGGCAAGTGGCCGTCTCAATCCTTTGTCAGTATTAGGGCAAAAAACAAGATTTAAACCTGGGCAAATTCCTCCAAACAAAGGCAAAAAGCAAAAGGACTACATGGCTCCAGAAGCAATTGAAAGGACCGCAAAAACAAGGTTTAAAAAAGGAAACGTGCCAGCTAATCACAAGCAAATTGGGACTGAAAGGCTAAGCAAAGACGGGTATTTTGAAATTAAAACGGCCAAAGGTTATATGCTAAAACACAGAGTCATTTGGACTGAAAACTTTGGACCAATACCAAAAAACATGATCGTTGGTTTTAAAGACAACAACAAAACAAATTTGGAAGTGAGCAATTTGGAGCTTTTGACACGCCAACAAAACATGTTGAGAAATTCAATCCAACGCTTTCCAGCTGAAATTATTGCAACAATTAAAATAGTATCAAAATTAAATAAAAAATTAAAAAATCATGGGGACAAAAAATAAAATTGAAGATCTGCGCAATATTGTTTTTGCAGCTCTTGAGCGCTTGGACGATGACGCCACAATGAAAAATCCAATCACATTGGAAAAGGAAATAAAAAGAGCTGCTGCAATTGCTGACTTGGCTCAGGTTGTTGTCAACTCGGCAAAAGTTGAAGTTGACTTTATCAAAGCAACTGAAAAGGACGGCACAGGCTTTATTAATGACGAGCAAAAAAAACTTGGATAAAATGGCAACTTTTAAACTAGATTTTTATTTTAATGGCAATTTGCAAGGATCTGAGACAATTCAAGCTTTTGATAAAAAGGAAGCAAGGGACGAGGCGTCAGCTCGCAAAATATCGTTTTGCAGATAAGCGAAGGCACAAATAGCGTTGGCTTTAGCGAGGGATTTGGGCTTTTGCTTATGTGCTGTTATGCGTTCGCCTTATTTTTTAGTATTGATTTTCAGTAAGTTAGAAAATATTTTAAAAATAAATTCAAAATACTTTGAAAAAAGTTTGCAGTTATCAAAATAGGTTGTATATTTGTATCAGAAATTAAAACAAAAACAAATGACAACTCAACAATTACACAAAACAATTAAAGCTAAATTAGCTACAAGAACAAACGAAGAATTAATATCTGATGCAAAAGTTGCAAGAGCTAATAAAACAGATGAAACACAAAGAATGATTTTTGCTTTAATTATGGATGTTCTTGCCACAAGAATTTCAGAAACAGAATTTGATACTATTTACGACCAAATAACTGAATAATGAAAAGCAACAAAGAAATAATAGACCAATACCTACCTGATGGTGGGTATGCTGGTTTAAATCAATATAATGAAAATAAAGTATTGAGAATGATTGAACAAGCTATAAAAACAGATAGATTAAAAGATGGAAGATTTACGGTTGATGATATGGTATTATTTGCAAAGGCTCACGGAGCAACCTGTAATGAAAACGATTTAAACCATTGGGTAAATGAAGCAAAATACTAAAGGTGGTAAACGTGTTGGCTCTGGTCGTAAAAAAGCAGACTATGAAACTAAAACTATTGCCTTTCGTGTTCGTGTTGAATTTGTAGAACCAATTAAAAAAATGGTCAAAGATTACGTTTCGGAGCGTCTGCAAGGTGACGCATAACTTTTAGCTTGAAGCTGCGTGACGAAGAGGACAAAGTTATTGATCACAGAAAAATCTCAGTCAAGATTGTCCCTGGTGAAGAGGCAAAAGAAAAGGAGATCAAAAAGTCAAAAGACCGATCAAAGCTTGAAGACAGTTTTAAATATTACTAACCAATCAAAAATCAAAAATATGGAATTTGAATATTCAACAGAAGTAAAAGGACAAGTCAAAGCTTTCAGATTTGAACAATGGGAGCAAATACTTATTGCAAAAGCGCTGACTCAAGAAAGGACAAAAATGTATAAACGAATTGAGCGCATAGAAAACGATCCTAAAAACGAAGGACAAGTGACCTTTCGAGAGACTGTCAGAATACTTGACGCAGAAATTAGAGACGTCTCAGAAATCATAAACGCAATGCAAACAATAGAAACACTTTAAACAACACTAAACAGCCATAGACGGCACAAAATAAATATGTCAACAGAAACAACAACAATCACAATTGGCCCGGTAAGATTTAGTTACTTACACGTTTGGGAGCCTCAGGCAATTGAGGAAGGCCAGCCTAAAAAATTCTCTTGCAGTGCTATCATTCCAAAGTCTGACAAGGCGCTAATCAAAAAGATCCAAGGTGCAATTGAGCTTGCCAAATTGAATGGCAAAGACTCTAAGTTTGCAGGCAAAATCCCAGCAAATTTGAAATCACCATTGAGAGACGGTGACGAAGACAGAAGCGAAGACGAGAATTATGCAAACAGCATGTTTGTGTCTTGTCACTCAACAACTCGTCCAGGTATCGTAAACGCTAATCGTCAACAAATTTTAAACCAAGACGAGATCTACTCAGGTGCGTATGGTTATTTGAACGTGACTTTTTATCCTTACAACGCTGCTGGCTCAAAAGGTGTTGCAGCTGGTTTAAATCACGTCATGAAGACAAAAGACGGTGAGCCTTTTAGCACTAAAATAAGTGTTGACGCAGCTTTTGAAGATGTGGAAATTGAAACAGACGATTTGCTATAAATAGCAATGGTTGCCTGTATGGTGGAAATTGGCAAGTGTGACCTTGCCATTGCTAAATTCGATGTTTAGCACAGGCGCAAAATCTTATAAATATATGGAAAATTTAAAAAACCTGAGCGGTGGCGAAATTCGCACTAAGCTTGAAAACAAAAAGAAAGCATTGCAAGAGCTGTCATTGAGTCTAAACAAAACAAGTGACGAATTGTTTTTGAAAAGTCTAATGGATAGCATAACACAAATGCAAAACGATATTACTTCACTTGAGCAAGACCTTGCAATAATATCAAAACCAATCATGCGCAGCCTTAATGAGTCATTTGATCTATAATGGAGTTAGCTATTGACATTGAGACTTACTCAGAAAATGACATAAAATGGGGTGTCCACAAATATGCTGAGTGTCCTAAATTCGAGATATTACTTTTTGCGTATTCAATCAATGCTGGACCTGTGCAAATCATTGACTTGGCAATGGGTGAAAAAATACCTGGTGAAATTTACAATTTGCTTACTGACGAGACTTGCACAAAAACAGCATACAATGCAGCATTTGAGATGACGTGTCTGCAAAGCTTTTTTAAATTGCAGTTAGATCCTCACCAATGGAGTTGCACGCAAGCACTTGCAGCACAAGCAGGTTGGCCGTTTGGACTTGGCAATGTTGCCAAGGCAATGGGCAATGCCGTGCAAAAAGACACCAAAGGCAAAGATCTTATTAAATATTTCACTATGCCTTGCGTCCCTTCAAGATCAAACAACATGCGCACACGCAACAGGCCAATTGACGATTTTGACAAGTGGGCAAATTTTAAAAAATACTGCATACAAGATGTTGAGACGGAGTTGGGCATACGTGCGCAACTTTCTTGGTTTAACGTGCCTGACTTTGAAAAGGAAGTTTGGGCATTGGACCAAACAATAAACAACAGAGGCGTAAAAGTTGACCTAGAACTTGTCCGCAACGCTGTTGCCATGGATAAAATAGTGGCTGACAAGTTAGTTGAGGAAATGTTTGAACTTACGCAAATCTCCAATCCAAAGTCAAATGCGCAAGTCAAAAAGTTTATCATGGACGCAACAGGTGAGGACGTCAAATCTTTAAACAAGGGCGCAATGGCAGAAGTCAACGGCATGTTTAAAGACACTGAAATTGAGCACGTGTTGAAGATTCGTGAGAAGCTTAGCAGAACGTCAATAAAAAAGTTTACAGCCATTTTAAACAGCGCTTGCAATGACGGCTCAGTGAAAGGTTTATTTCAATATTATGGCGCCAACAGGACAGGACGCTGGGCAGGTCGCAACGTGCAGCTTCAAAACTTGAAGCGCAATGATCTCAAAGAGCTTGACTTGGCTAGGCAACTTGTCAAAGAAAACAACTTGGAGGTGCTTGAGCTGCTGTTTGATGACGTTGGCTATGTCTTGAGCAATCTGATAAGGACTGCGTTTGTTGCGTCACCAGGCAACAGTCTAATTGTCTCAGATTTGAGCGCAATTGAGGCAAGGATAATTGCTTGGCTTGCTGGCGAAAAGTGGAGGCTTGACGTTTTTGCAACGCATGGCAAAATTTACGAAGCCAGCGCTTCTGTTATGTTCAAAATCCCTCTTAATGAAATCACAAAAGAACTGAGGCAAAAAGGTAAAATTGCAGAGCTTGCGCTTGGCTACCAGGGGGCTGTTGGTGCGCTTGAGCGAATGGGTGGCGCTGCAATGGGCTTGTCAAGTGACGAGATGACAAGGCTTGTTAAACAGTGGCGAAACGGAAACAAAAAAATAGTTGACTTGTGGACAACAGTAAATGACTGCGCAATTGAGGCTATTATGTACGGCTCCAGCAAAATGGACAAATTAAATTTTTCCTTTAAAAATAAAAACCTGATCATTGAATTGCCTTCTGGACGCAATTTGGTTTATATTTCAGCAACATATAACGGCAAGGCAATCACTTACAAAGGCATGGACCAAACGACAAAACAATGGTCCACGCAAGACACTTATGGAGGCAAGCTTGTAGAAAATATTGTGCAAGCCATTGCAAGAGATGTTTTGACTGAGGCGCTTAAACGTCTGAAAAATTACAACATAGTCATGCACGTGCATGATGAGATAGTAATTGACGGCAATATTGACGAAAAACTAATGACTGACGCAATGAGATCACCTATGCCGTGGGCTCCTGACTTGCATTTGGGTGCTG